ATAAATTAACAATTTGGTCACCAGTCAGAATAGTCGATAATATAATTGAATCAGCATCCTGAAAAAATCTATCGCGAGACGATGGTGGTACATAAACACGGAATGGATTGACTGATGTAAATTTAACCTCACCTTTACCAAAGTCCGCTTCATTATCAATATAAACATACAAATATCCTAGTCCTGTAACAGCATAATCATGAATAGCACTCTTCATGTGGACATCGCCGCTAGATATCTGCCACACATACCCTAATATTGTTCTCCACGCTGAAGCTACCTTAGTATCAGAGTCTTCTCTTGGAATAGCTGTAAATACAGGAGGTTTGGCTGTAATAACGCTTTTTAGCTTTTCAATAGCAGGTGATACCCTGTCCATTGCAACATCAGCCTGATTCCTAGATTGCAATTCCTCGGATTCAGCATTTGTAAAATGATTCCCATGATAGAAATCTATATCACTACGAGCTTCTATTTCCCAATCAGCCCTAGCATCCCGCCACCGCCTATGCAGTTCTTGGTTCTCTTTTGCTGATGGATGTTGTTCTAATGCCATATTAATGTGACTTATGCTTCGCTATTAAATTAAATATAAATATGTTGCAATCAAAGGAAAAAACGCTAAAATCGTCTAAAAGTTCCATTTTATCGTCTAGCACCTGTCATCCAGTTATAATATCCCTTTAATTTGCTACCGCCTTTCTTACCAGAACGCATCTCACTTACAGAGATTGCAGTACTAAGTGGAGCTTTGGAATAATAGTCTGCATAGTACAATCCGTCCATAAGGTCATCATTCTTAGGAACAGGATGTTCAAACATCTCATCTACCAATTCAGTCATTTCTCTACGAACATATAATTTTTTATTATTTACAATCGGGCCGAGTGAAGTTTCCAATCTATCTGCCTTCTTAATACCCGGTGGAGGTTTAACTCCTTTAAAAATTCCCGGTATCAGTCTTCTATCAGCTGCAGCCATCCTTGTAACCATATCACGTACCATTTCCTGAGCAGCGACTGTTTCTATGGTAACTCGTCTTACAGGAGTATATTTACGAGCCATATCGATAATCTTCTGTGGTAAATCAAATGTTGGTATTCTTTCACGATAATATTCCAATATGTATCGATTCTTATTTGCATCAATCCCAATTACCATAATAACCTGAAAATCAGAACGTTGTGTCGCAGTAGCAGCAATATCAACACCGATATAAACATTAATCGGAATTGCTTCGTTTCTAAGGATAAGATACGAATAGTTATCAACAGACTTAAATGCACCGTCATGATATTGTATTCTATCTGTTTTAAACGCTGCTGATGATAAATCACGAGCATCGTTCATATATTCCTGTGCAAACTTGTTTACTAGACCAGCTTCTATAAATTCACGCTTTTTAGACTCTAACTTGGAAATAGGGAACTGTTCTGGCCAAATAGACTTATCATCCTGTAATGCTCGATAAAATGTAACATCCCAAGGATATTTACGTTCTTCACGCTTTGCAATCCTACTTCCATCAACAACCATCTGAAGGAAACTATCATAATGAACAATAGTCCCACACAACCATATCCATCCTTCACGACCTGGTGTTTCTTCAAGAGCAGGGAATACAGTAGACACAATCCACTTTTTAATTTCACTCCGCCTTTCAGGAGTCTTGGTATTCAGCTCAGATTCAAAATCATCAAGTACAATACCCGTATAACGAACATCAATCTCTGTACGACCACGAAGTCTCTGAGATGTACCCTTTGCTATGAGTCTGTCACCCTTAGACGTTACAATATCTTTTTCAGTCCATCTATTACCAACAGAGTCACCAGCTAAGTTTCCAAAGTAATATCTTATTGATTGATTATATTCTAAATGACTCTTTACATATTTTAGGTGGTCAATAGCCTGTCCCTGTTCCTCAGCCACCCAAGCCATGAAATGTCGTTCACCTTTAGGAGCAAAACAAATTTTATGAAGAATAGCGGCCTTTGACAGAATAGATTTACCAAACCCTCTTGGAAGTATATTACATATTCTTGAACCTGGCTCTGTTGATATTAATTTTTTACCAACTTCTTGATGGAATGTGGGAGAAGCACTTTTATTAAGGAAATCAGCTGGCAGAAAAGCCCTGCCAAAATAAAGCAAGTCATTATAAGAACGAGCAAGAACTTTATCCTTCTCCTTTAATTCTGATGTGATATTTATTTCTTTACTTTCCACAGGTTAAGCATATCCCTTTACTTCAGAATAAATATCTAATTCTCCAATATCGATTAAATTATCATCATAATCGTATAAAGATGTACATCTAGGACAAATCCATCCTGCAACCGAATTAAACAAGTCCATCAGTACAACCTTCTGATTATCAACCAGAGGTTTATCACAAACAATACATCTGGTCAGTTCACTATGTATTCCAACATCACTTAATGTCAGACTTGTCGTTGATTGTTTTTTCCGCATGTCCAATTACTTTTATATTATCCGTGCTTATACGTTTTAATTGTTCCTCACTAAATCCCTGAAACACGGTCAAAGATTCTGTTTTCTTTTCATTAGGGAACATTCCTGCTATTTTCATCAAAAGCTCAATAGCCCTTAACTTGTCACCATCCTTACCATCAAGGTTATCAATAACATTTTTAGTCATTTCTAGCAGATAATGTTTAGACGCTCCAATATCACTTAAAATTACTTCAATTTCTTCTGTAACCAATTTTTGTATCCTTTCGGTTTTTAACAGTCCACGAGCTGTTTCCTTAGCGTATTGATACTTCATCTGTTGGATTCATTCCCTTTGCAACATACTTTGCAAACAAGAATTCATTATTTGTTGGATTTTCTCGTTCTTCACGAAGTTTTTTACAAAATTTCTTATTTGAGAACGAATATATGTTCTTTGGTGGTACACCACCCATATCAACATTCGGATTCGTAGTGTATGTACCAAGTATCGTTCTAACGTAGCCCATTGCATTGCCATGAGCAGTTTTCATGGTACTGCGTCTTAGAATCTTACAAACTTGTAAATCGTCAGTTACAACCCATTCGCCCTCGTTAGCTTTTCTCCAGTCAGACGAAAGTTTCTTCTCTGGGTAGAAATTACGAAACTCGTCCACACTTTCGTACAGAACCTCCTGATTACGGGAAATTGTCTTTGTTCTCACCTATACTACTCCCAAACCTGTTGATTAGACGAGCCCAACGCCGCCCCTCCGAGTATAGGTGGTTAAGGAAACAGTAATCATAGTTACTCCTACTCGTTTCCATCTATCGTCTGCCCCCAGACGAAAGTCTTCCCGTTGTGGATGTCAACAACATCCATTCTAAAATCTCCTGTAGGGAACCAGTCTATAATACCAAATGCATGTGCCCAATTATGTAGTCTACCACGCAACCACTTGTTTTGTTCCCTAGACATATCTTTTAAACATCCCATGCTCCAAGAGCCAATCGTTCCACCAAGCTTTGTTCCGGTTATACGCTGTATATCGTGTGTATGACCATAAACAATATTTGCACCATAAGA